AGAACACCCAACAAAAAAAGGGGAAAAAAAAAAACCCCCCCGCCGGGGGGGGGGGGGTTTCTTTGCTTTGTGGAGGTTGTGGCATGGGACACGTATTTAGCCATTTATCAAAAACAGACCGTTATAAAATTGAAGCCCTCTTGAATCAGGGGCATACAAAACGGGAAATTGCGGACGAATTGCACGTGCATATCAGCACGATTTACCGCGAAATCAAACGCGCTCGCTGGCAGTATTTGGACGGTGATACATGGATTACAGAAGATCGCTATAACCCGGACGGGGCGGAAAAGAGATACCGCGAAAACCTCGCCGCAAAAGGCGCACCGCTGAAAATCGGGCGCGACTTTGAGCTTGCGGAATACATAGAACGAAAGATTATCGTGGAAGATCGTTCGCCCGCCGCGGCCCTTGCCGAAATCAGGTTGGAGGGGCGGACGTTCAAAACCTCGATTTGCGTAAGCACGCTTTACAGTTACATTACAAAGGGCGTTTTCCTGTCCCTGACCAACAGCAATTTGCCGGAGAAATCGAAGCGAAAGCGAGAATACAAGAAAGTTAAAAAGACCGGAAAGCGTGCGTCGTATGGAAAAAATATCGAAAAACGCCCGGATGAAGTGGACCAGAGAAGCACTTTCGGGCATTGGGAGGGCGACACAGTTTACAGTAAAAAAGACGGGTCAAAAGCCCTGTTTGTGCTGACAGAGCGTTTGACCCGATGGGAAATCATTACAAGAATCAAAGACCGGACGGCGGCAAGTGTTGTAAAGGCAATGGACCGCATAGAACGGAAATTCGGTGCGGACCTTTTCGCAAAGGCATTCAAGACGATCACATTCGACAACGGCGGGGAGTTCTCCGACGTGAAGAGGTTGGAACGGTCCGTGGTGCGAAAGGGAAAGCGGAGGACAGCGGCTTACTACTGCCACCCGTATTCATCGTATGAACGCGGGTCAAATGAGTGCCAGAACAAAATGATTCGCCGGAAGTTTCCGAAAGGAACCGATTTCGGAAAAGTGTCCGTGGCGGAGATCGAGGCGGCGGAAGCATGGATGAACAATTATCCGCGTGAAATATTGGGATGGAAAACGGCTGAAATCTGTTTTCGGGAGTGTATTGCCGCCCTCGCCTGATGCCCTAAAAATAAATTTTTATATTTTTTTCGCATTTACTATTGACATTTCCGATCGCGCCTTGTAATATTAAATGCGAAAGAACAAACACCACGTCGAACGACGGGTGAAAGTTCTATCGCATTTATTTTTTTACCATAACAGAGCCAGAAATACAAGGGAGGAACCGACATGACGCACGTTTCTTTTGAAGAGTACGAGGCCGCGAAAGCGGAAATCATCGGTGGAGTTCAGTACAAGGAAATGTCCACCTTGGAGGGGAACGTAATCCGAAAGACCTACACGACGGAAGAGAACGGGACGTTCTACGAGGTGAACGACGGCGGGTGCATTGAGTTTTGGAGCGACAAGCACCCGGATAGCCGGATTTACGATGAAAACGAGCGGGCGGGCCTCCCGGAGAATGTGGGGGCAGTTCCCGGATATGGTGACTTGCTGGCCGAGAAAATCAGGGAAACGGCGGATTTCGCAAATCTGAAACCGTTTGAAAAATTCGTGCTGGATAACGGATATTTGTACGATTCGAGCGACGCGCTAAAAGCTGGCTATGACCGGGCGTGGAAAGCACAACACGGAATCACCCTGACAGAAGAAGAGTTCGCGGCGGAGGTTATGAGCCGCGGGAAACTGGTTGACGCGTCGGGGCTTTACGAGGCGGTCATGGAACACGTAAACGCGGGGCGGCTGACTGCGGGCGACGTTATGCAGTACGCGCATTACAGATGGTGCGTGAATAGACCGGAAGCGGTTATTGCGTATCAAGTGGGCCGCGAGAAATGGGTGGTCAATAACTGTTCCGAAGAGATCACCGAAGAGGCCGCGCGGATTGAAGTTTGCGAGGAATTCGGGTTCGAGGCAAGCCGGGTAAAAATCATCGGGACCCCGTACTATGACGCGACGGACTGGAACTTCATCCGCTTTAACTGTTCGGGGCGGGCGTGGCTGATGAAAAACGGCGAGATTTATCAAGTTTACGAATGAAAGGCCGCAGGCGCGGCGTACCACCACCGCGCCTGCGGGAAGCAGAAACAGAACGGGGGTGAAATGTGGTGCGGCAGTACAGATACATAGACTTTCGGGACCGGGAGCAAATCGCCGCCCGATACCTGAACGGGGACCGCGTGGCCGACATTGCCGCAGGGCTTGGTGTGACAACGGCGACGGTCTACCGCGAATTGAAGCGCGGCGAAACGGGAGAACTTGACCGCAACCAGCGGCGGGAATACAACCCCGTTCTTGCACAACAGAGAGTTCAGGAGAATTTCAAGCGGCGCGGGAAGCCCGCCGCGGCGAATGCTAAAGGGGGCGTGCGAGTTGGCAACTAATTTTGAAGCGATCACCAAAAACCCGGAGACGTTGGCCGCGTTCTTGCGGGCCTTGCCGATTTTGGAAGGGCCGTGGGACGAAGAATTCCAGCGGAACTATTGCGCCGGGTGCGGGAAAGTCAGTTGTGACGATGGAAGCCCTTGTCCTTATGAGGACAAACGGAATAGTCCGGGCTGGTGGTTAGGGCTTGAAGCTATGGCGGCGGAGGCGGAACCATGAAGAAAAAAGAATACCCCGGCGGCGTGAAACTGACGGCCACGAAAGCCCGCGCCGTGGCAATGCAGGAATTCGGGACCACAAAGGGCCTGACAAAAGAAGAAACCGCAATGCCCGGCTACTTCAAAATGAGGTTGGGGAACCTGTTCATTCGCATTCACCCGGACACCTACGACGGAACAGGGTGCATTGTGGTTTCGGCTGAACTGGCGTTCGCTACGGGGCAAACCCTGAAATTCCTTAACCCTGACACCCTGCAAGACGATTTCGACGCGCTGGAACGGCATTGCAAGCGCGCCCAGCGGGACGATCTGAAAGATTGGGTGCTAACCAACGGGGCGAACTACTGTTGCGAAGAAGTCAAGCGGATTTGGGAAAGAGGGTGACGGCGTGAAAATCCGAATCACCCGCGATACAAAAATTCCGCTTGTTGAGAAAGGCCGGGTTTTCTACGTGCAAGGAGTATCGACGACCGGGGACGGCGAAACAGTCTATTTCATCCACCACGGCGGGAACTATTTGGGAATCTGCGCCGGGGATTGCGAAGTGATCGAGAGGGAACCGGAATGAAGAACGTAGCGCGAGAGGCCACAAACGGCGTGATTTACGGAGAATCCGGCGAGATCGTGAAAAATGGCTTGCGTGTTGTTTGTCCCCGTTGCGGAGAAATCGGACTTTACCCCGGCCACGGCGGAAGTGTGAATATCTGGACCGTGGGGGCAATCGAGCGGCGGGAATGTACGAAATGCCGTAAGCAGTTCCACGCAATCAGTTTGACCGTTCCGGCGGACATGACCCCGGAGGAATTCTATTTGAAAATCAAAGAGGGGGTGAAGCTGTGAAGCGTCAATTCTGCTTGCCCTGCTTCCTCGAACTAAAAAAGGCCGGGAAGCACGACATAACCCGCATAGCTGGCGGAAAGAACCTGAAAATCACCTGTTGGCGGTGCAAACGCCGCCGCTACGGGGCAGAATACGAGATTTCCCGGAAAGGTGGTGCGCGCCGTGACAGTGAATGAATTGAAGCGGGCTTTTCTGGATGAACGCCCGGTTGCGTTCGGCGGTATCACCTATCAGAAAATAACGGCGGTGATTTACCGAAAGACCCCGGACGGGAAAGGACTTCACGTGCAAGGCGAACTGCTGGACCGGAACGGGCGCGCCGTTGCAATCGCGGCGGCAGACCGAATCACGTTGCCAAAAGGAGCGGGAGAAGATGACCCCGGAAGAACTGAACGAACGGGTTAAAAGTCTGATCGCAGACATGGAGGAAATCGGAGCGCGCCCGGCGTACCTGCGGGGCGGAAGTTACAACGACTATTTGGAGTACGGCAGATTGAAAGACCTGATTGCTAAAGAGTGCATAGAAGCATTCAAGGCCGGGTTCAGATTCGAGAAAGAGGCGACACCATGACGCAGGAAATCAGAACAATCACCATTGGAGCGGGACAAGCCCGACCGCGGCGGCGGAGCCAGAAGAACACCCGGCGGCGCGTCCGGCTGAACGGCTGGACCGTGGCGAAATATGCGGCCCTGACCGTGGCCGGGGTCCTGCTGTTTCGAGCGGGTGCGGCCTACGCCCTGACAGAACGGGGATATAAGGCGATCGGCGGCGAAGTTTTCGCCCTCTTCCTCCCCGTGTTCTACTACACAATTTCCGCAACGGTGCGGGACTATATCAAGGAAATCAAATCTATTTTTCGGGAGGAAAAGGACCATGAAAAAACTTGCTGAACTGAAACCGGGCGACCGCTTCATGTATGGCGGCGTGGAATGGGTCAAATTCGAGGACATCGGTGCGGGAACGCTTTGTCTGGCGGCGGAGCCTGTTTTTCTCCGGGCGTTCGATGAAGAGAACTGCAACGACTGGCGGAAATCCTCTTTGCGCCGGGAACTGAACGGGGCGTTCCTCGACGCGCTGGTTCAGGAGGGCGCGGACCGGGCCGCGTTCCTTGATTGGGAAAGCGACTTGACCGCCGACGACGGAATGACCGATTACGGGACCGCCACGGACAAGATCGCTTTGCGGTCCGACGCGCTTTGCCGCAAGTATCGGGAGATCACCCCGCCCGTGGACGAATGGTGCTGGAACCTGACCCCGTGGACGTGTGACGCGTCGCACTCGTACGACGTCCGCAGCGTCGATTCCTCCGGCGCGATGAGCTGGGACGGCGCGTACAACGGCTACGGGGGCGTTCGCCCGCTTTGCTATCCGAAATCTGTAATCTTGGTATCTATCCCCGGAGAGGACGACGAAGAAGAGCAGGCCGCGCGCCGTGAAGAAATGAAGCTGGAAGCCGTGGACGCGCTCATGTCCGCGCTGAACGATTATCCGCCCTATTTGTGGGGCGACGCGCTGGGCGCGGTGGTTGCCGCCCTGTTCCAGTCAAAGCAGGACGCGGAAGAGATCGCGCAGGAAGAGGCAGACAAAAAGGCGGCGGAAGGTTGAACCCCTCCCCGCCGCCGCAAAAAGTACATAAGAAAAACCGCCCCGCGTTGTTCTGCAAAGCAACGCGAAGCGGATTCCGCCGATGAAAATATATCATCTATCAACCTAACGAAAGTATAGCAAAAAGCGGCGGAAAAGTCAAGAAACAACGCCGTTTTTATGCGGCGTAGCGGGCTTGTAATGGGTATTATCATTCCGACGAAGCCTTGTTACGCAGACAGGAAGAAAGCACGGGTTCAGCGGTCCTACTCCACGTCCTCTTCCCTCTTCACTTTCTCTTTTTGCGCCGCCGAGGGTAAAGGGGGATTGCAAAGGGGGAAGAGGGAGGGGGCGCAGGATAGGAACCCTCTTCCCCCTTTGCGCCCTGACGGGGAGCAGACCGGAAAGACAGGACACGCCCGCTTCATCATCCGCAGAAAGAGGGTGAAGCAAAGTGCGAACATTTATCAGAGAAAAGAAAATCTATTGCGGAAAGAGTTACCGGGAAGTTGACATATTCCAGTACACAGACGCGCAGTACAGAGCCACAAGGCGGACCCGCTCGAAGAAAGTGCGAGAATCGGAGCCAAAGCAAAAGAACCTGAACGACATAAACGCCCGGCGATATTTTATCCAGCTTGGAAACCTGAATTTCGGGGACGACCCGGACGCGCTTCATGTATCGGCTACATACAGCCCGAAATATCTTCCGGCCACGGTGGAGGACGCGGAACGGGAAGCGACAAACTACCTCCGCCGAATTTCATACCGCAGGGAGAAAGAGGGATTGCCGCCGCTGAAATATCTGCTGATCACGTCATACACCACCAAACGAAACAGCGACACACCCGTTCGTATTCATCACCATATCGTTATGAACGGCGGGTTAGACCGTGACGTGGTGGAAGAGCTGTGGAGGAAGCGAAAACGCAAGGGCCAGAAGAAAGGCGATCGAATCGGATTTTGCAACGCTGACCGCCTGCAAGCCGATGAAAACGGCATAGCCGCCCTTTGTGTCTACCTTGTGAAGCAAAGCGGCGGGAAGAAGCGGTGGACTTCCTCGCAGAACCTTGAACGCCCCACCAGCCGAACGAATGACGGGAAGTACAATCGGCGGCAGATTGAGAAGTGGGCGCGGGAACGTCCGGGGCGGGAGTTTTGGGAAAAGAAATATCCCGGCTGGACCCTGACGGACGAAGATTACGGGATTGAGTACAAATACAACGATTTCACGGGTTGGTCAATATACCTGAAATTGAGGAAGAAAGAATAGAAAGGAGCGGTCAACATGGGAACGCCTTACCGGGAATGCCCGAATTGCGGGGCGCATTTGGACGCGGGCGAACTTTGTGATTGCAGGCGGTCCGAGTGGGAGCCACGCCGCCCGGAGCAAGAGCCGCGGAAGCCTATGCGCCTTATGGCGATTTGCCGCGAAATTGACAAGGACACAGGAAGAATTGCCGTCTATCCCTTGAAAACGGAGATTGACGACCGGATTTTGGGGGCATTGAAAATTCAGGCAACGATGAACCCGGAATTGCGGTATTTCATTCTTGTGTCGGCGCGCTGGGAAAAGTACGGAACCGTGATTGCGGGAATTCTGAAACGCCGGAGCGTCACACGGGCAGACGTAGACAACATCGGCGGAATTGTGGAGTTGTGAAGCGGGGTGCGCTATGCGGATAGGACTTCACGACGCGGAACAGGAGTACATGAAGCACAAGACCTTTCCGAACTATGCCTTGATGAAGATTTCGGCATACCACAAAGCCCGCGGGGATTCCGTCGAATGGTGGTCCCCTATGTGCCATTATGACCGGGTGTATTCAAGCAAAGTTTTTGACTTCACGCCGGAAAACCTGTACTTGCCACCGGACGTAATACGCGGCGGGACCGGATATGACGACATACCGATAAACCAGAAGTTACCGCCGGAGATCGACGCGGCCTTTCCTGATTACAGCATTTACCCGGAATGCGACTACGCGATAGGGTATTTGACCCGCGGTTGCCCGAATCATTGCCCGTGGTGCGTAGTCCCGGAAAAAGAGGGCGGAATAAAGCCGTACAGAGAATGGAAACAGGTTGTGCGACCGGACACGAACAAACTTGTCCTGATGGATAACAATATACTTGCTTCCGAATACGGGGTTTCCCAGCTTGAAAGCATGATCGGGAGCGGGTACGCGATAGACCTAAATCAAGGCATGGACGCACGGTTGGTCAATGACCGCATAGCGGGCATACTGGCGCGGCTGACATGGATTCGATTCATTCGGTTTTCGTGCGATCAGATACCGCAGATTGAAGCAATCGAGCGGGCGGCGGAACTGCTGGGGAACCACGGGAAGAAGCCGTATAACCTGTTTATTTACCTGCTTGTCACGGAGGACGTGGAAAACGCGGCCTACCGGGTGGAACGGCTGAAACGCCTAAAGGGTATCAGCATATACGCCCAGCCGGAGCGGAACGAGAGAAAAGGAATCATACCAAACGCGCTTCAAAAGGAATTCGCACAGCGGTTCATTTACGGGCGGTCATACCTGAAAGAAAGCTGGGACGAATACTTGGAGCGTCACAAAGAACGGAGGTTGCACGAATGGAGCGGGACAACCTGACAGAACAGGCGCGAGCATTGAACGCCGCGGTTGCCGTTATCAAAGAATACTGCGAAAGCAGGACGGCGGACGACGCTTGCCGAAAGTGCCTGTTCCGCGATAATTGCGGCGGGGAGCCGTACACATGGGGGAATGAACCACCACACCCGGCGGGCCGCGCTGGAAAGCGGGGTGGAGCCGTGAATTGCGCGATATGCGGAAAGCCCGTCGAGCGGGTCCACCCTTGCGAATACTACCGCCGCCGCGGGGAAGCCGTGTGCGACGAATGTTGCGAAGAGTGCTACCGGACAGAGCCGTTCCCCTGTCCAGACCATGACGAACGGGAGCGGGAGAAAACGGAGGGATAAACGATGCAGATAGATCACCAGCGCGCGGCCATGCGCTACCAAAACAAGGTCAACAACGCGCAGGGGCATTTTTTCGAGCAGGCCATAAAAGCCGCGTGCGCGTTGTATGCGTCCCGCGGGCGGGCGACGGCTGACAAAACGCCTGAACCGTTCCGCGTGTTGGAGAAGAGCCGCGACGGGATTTTCAAGGGGCGGTTCACGGCCCGCGCACAGCCGGACTTTCAGGGGACGCTTGCGGGCGGACGGTCAATCGTCTTTGAAGCAAAGTACACCACCACGGACCGCCTGAAATGGGACGTTCTGACGCAGGAACAGCGGGACGCGCTGGAACATCACCACCAGCACGGCGCAATCTCCGCTGTGTGCGCCGGAATCGGAAATGACTTTTTCTTTGTTCCGTGGGAAGTCTGGCGGGACATGAAAGAGCGATTCGGCAGAAAATACGTCACCGCGGCGGACCTCGAACCGTGGCGGGTCCGATTCAACGGAGCGGTTCTATTCCTCGACTACGCGCACGAAAGGAGCGGGAGCAATGAAGAAACAGCACAGACAGAAATTAACGGTTCGGGTAACACCGCAGACCGCCTATAACCTCGAACGGCTTATGACCATGAGTGGGCAGAAAACGCCGGGCCGCGTCGTTGACAAGCTGGTTCGTGAAAAAATGCTGGCCCTACGGGGCCACGCCGGAGAAATGGAGAGAAACCGATGAACGCAGGAATTTTGCTTATGATCGCCTATTGGGTGATCTTCACGGTGCGAAAACACTTCACGCCGAAACTGGCCGCGGCTACAAAGGCGAATACATACGACTTGAACCGCGGGGACCCGGAGGCGAAGCGGGCCGCACAGCGCAGGCGTGGCCCGCTGATTGCGGCGAAGTGGGCCTTGCGCGCGGCGGATTGGGCGGAAACCGCCCTTGTGGTTCTTCTGGCCGCGTGGCTTTTCTTCCTGATCGGCGCGGTGCTAACGGGAACCCTTGTCGTGTTCGGCTATCCGGTATAGGTGGCGCGCTATGAAACTGAAAGCGTGCGAACGGTGCGGGAAGCGGACGGCGGAGGGATTGGCACTTTGCCCGGACTGCATGAAAGAATCCGGCGCGGCGGCGGAGGCCGTGGCCGCGGCGGAGGAATTGCGGGACATTGCGCGGGTGCTTTCCATCACGGCAGGCACAGACACGAATATTCGGGAAGCAATGACAGGAATTTTGCACATAGCCGACAGATTGGAAGGTGGAAAGAGCAAATGAAGATAGAAAGGCAATGGGCAATGCCTAATAAGTGGACGTTCAGAATCAAGCCCATAAAAGAATTACTCATGCAGGAAATAACGGATGGGTTGTGGGTTGACCCATACGCGGGAGAGTGTAGCCCTGCAACGATAACAAACGATCTTAATCCTGAACGACCGACGGATTATCATTTACAGGCGATAGATTTTCTGAAAAAATTCAAGGACAAATCGGTGGATGGTGTTTTATATGACCCACCATATTCGCAAAGACAGGTAAAAGAATGCTATGACGGAATCGGAATTGATGGGTGGGATGGACGCATGACGTTTTGGAGTGAGGCGAAGAACGAGATTGCAAGAATAGTGAAGCCGGGTGGAAAAGTTATATGTTTTGGCTGGAATAGTATGGGATGCGGTGCAAAACGCGGCTTTTCGATGGAGCGGGTACTTATTGTCCCGCACGGAGGTTCGAGAAACGACACAATTTGCACGGTAGAAATTAAAAAGGAGTGAAGAAGAGACATGGAGTTTTTGCGATTTATCTTTTCGTCTTTTTGGGTTTGGCTGGGGTTCGTGGTTCTGGTAGCCGCGGCGGGTGGTGCTGTTGTGGAGATCGTCAAGGCCATTCATCCGGCTCGGAAGATTGCAGTATATCGAACGGGCGACGTTGTGCGCGTGGAGGTTGAGGGCGCAGGCCGCGGGGATATTCCGGCGGCGGTAAAAGCCGCAAAGGAGCGGGACACGGAGGACGCGGAATGAATGCGGCCTTATTGAGCAGTAAGAAAATGGACTATTGCACGCCGCAAGACTTTTTCGACCGTCTGAATGATGAATTCGGGTTTGTGCTGGACGCGGCGGCGACGACCAAAAGTGCAAAATGCCCGGCGTACTACACGCCGGAAACCGATGGTTTGAATAGTCCTTGGAATCCTGCGGGGGGGGGGCTGTTTGGTGTAACCCTCCATACGGACGGGAAACCGGGAAATGGGTTCGCAAAGCCTATGAAGAATCCCGGAGCGGGACAACGGTTGTTCTTCTGATTCCGGCCAGAACAGACACAGCATACTTTCACGACTACATATACGGGAAAGCGGAAATCCGGTTTGTGCGCGGGCGGCTACGCTTCACCGATGAAGAGGGCAACGCATACGCCCCCGCCCCGTTCCCGTCGATGGTGGTCATCTACAACGGAAAGCGACGGTGAAAATACATGACCTATCAACCGAAAGTCATTCGGTGCCGCCTCCATACGGGCGGCAAGACCATTCAGAAAATCCGGGAGAGGTACGCCGGACAGGGCATGACATACCGGGATTTCGAGAGCATTCAGCGGGCGAATGAAGAGTTTGACGGGCTGGTGGTCCTGCTGTCCCTTTGGGACTACGACAACCACGAAGCCTATCACCTGCATAACTGGAACCCGGAGGACGACGAACGAATGATGATGGCAATTTATCATTCCGAGCAGGTCCACCCGTTCCCCCGATACAAAAACGCCCTTGAACAGTTCAAGGCGGATTGGGCCGCGGGGACCTACGACCCCGGCGCGACACTATGTTTTCAGCCAGAGGACGTGGAGGAAATCGAAGTTCTTTGCGAAGAGATCGTGCCGGAGCCGCAGACGGCCACACCCCCGCCCCGGACACCCAAAAAGAAGCGCAGGAAGCGGCGCAGAAAGTGAGGAAGCCGGAATGGGTGAACAACAGAAAATGACCATCGAAGAGGCCATAGCGATTCTTGACCCGGAGACAAGCCGCGCCGCCCTGTTTGGTTATCGGTATTTCGGAGGGTTCAGAGGTTCGGAAGCGGTGCTTGCGGCCACGGAAGAGGCGTGCCGCGTGGCTGTCCGTGTCATGCGGGAATACCTCGAAAAGAAAGGCGGTGAACCCACATGAAACTAAAGAAAGTTGCTTCCATTTGCAGTAAAACGAAAATCTTCTGTCTGTATGACCGGGAGGAATCCGGCGGAGAGGTTTCACAATGGCTTGGGGATTCATCCGCAATTTACCCGATCACAGGACTTCCATACATGGATGAAGAAAATATCTATTCCATGTTCGACATTTCGGCCAAACAGCAAGAGAAGATCATATTCCGCCACCAGCACGCGCCGGAGGGAATCAACCTTTCCGACACGGACCCGACGGAACACCGGATTGACGAAGAGAGCCTTTCACTGGTGTACGACGGCGGCGTGTTGAAGCCGTTGCAAACGCGGAACGGGATTTCGTTCATTCAGAACAAGTATTTATCGCCGCTGGAAGATGTAATTGACATGGTGCAGTTGTACGAGCGGGAAACCCCGCAGGGAATGACGTACATTGTCGCAAAGACCGGGCTTTTCGTCGCGGCGGTCATCATGCCGTATAACGTCATCAATGAAAAGTTCGTCTACCACCTTTCCGCGCTGGCCCGGCAATGTAGCCGCGCGCTGGCGGAAAAGAAGATAGACCGACCCGCGACGGAAGCCATAGACAAAACACAGTACCGAATCAACGTAGACGAAAGCACCCCGGGAAACACACACACCGCCCCGTCGGCCGCCCCGCCCACCCTGAACAGCGGGCACCTGCCCTCCGCCCTGGAAATAACGGACAGTTTCACTCTCCGCGCCGCCCGGAACTATCTGGGGGACAGCGCCCTGCCTTCCGGCTGCCGCGGCCACCTGATTGTGGAAGTGGACGGCAGGCGGCCCCCCGCGCGGGGGGGGGTGGGGTCCCCCTTGCACCTCGCCGGGGCAGTGCGT